GTTTCAGAAATAGATTTCTTATTTTTATCTACCTTACTTTGCTTAAAGTCAGAGTCTAGTGTTTGCTTACATGTAGGACATGTATCATTGTTAGTATAAAATAAAAGTTCTTTATTTAAATTAGAAAGTTTTGTTTTAAACTTTATCTTAAACTCTTTTAAACTATCATACTTTTTAGATAATTTATCGCCGTCAAATAAGTCACTCTTTCTAGTTTCAATATACTCTGTAATTTGATGATTCTGTGATGAGATCTCTTCGCTTTGAGAAAATAATTTACTTATCTTCTCTTGTTTATGTTGTATAAAATTGTCGCTCTGTGTTTCAATCTGTTTAATTAAATCTTCATGAGATTCAATGCGATGCTTTACCAAGTCAAGATCTTTATCCGTGAAGCGAATAGCATCGTTTAATTGCTTCATGCGATCCTTAAGATTAGTATTCATTGTAGAGAATACCTGGATATCCAGGAGATCTTCAATGATATCGCGACGGGATGCCAATGGCAACTGCATGAATGGAACAAATGTAGAAGATCCCAGAACAACAATCTGTGTAAATGACTTATAGTTTAGTTTGAGGATTGTTTGTTCCAGGAACTTCTGTTGATCTGCTGCTGCAGCATCTTGGTTCAGCATTTCTCCATCAACATAAACCTCAAAGAGATTAGGTTTCATGCCACGGATAATTTTATAAGATTTCTTAGCGATTGAAAACTCAACTTCAACACAACAATCTTTGCCATTGATAGTGTTTACAAGTTGAGGTTTATTGATCTTACGGAATGGTTTATTAAACAATACAAAAGTAAGAGCATCTAACACTGTGCTTTTTCCAGCACCATTACTGCCAATAATTACATTGTTACCATGTGTATTGAGTTTTATTTCTGTGAAGTTATTGCCACTAGATAAGAAATTTTTATAACGAATAGTTTCAAAGATAATCATAGATCATGTGATGGTGGAATTATTAGTTCATTGGGTTCTATTACAGTGTAATTATACCCGGTGCTTTCGCACATTTCAATCATTGACTCAGTGTCAACTTCAACAGTTGACATTATTGGAAAATCATCTGCCTCCAGAAGACCAGCAAAACGTTCAGCATCTTCTAATTCAGTGAAGAGCAAAAGAGTTCTTTCGTTCTTACTATTTGAAACAGCATATGCTCCTTCAGTTTCCTTACCTTCTAGACACAGTATATACATTATACCACCTCAAGTGCCTCAACGTACAGAGATTTCATAATCTCTTTTAACTTATGACTATCTAGGTTGGTATTAAGTTCATCAACATACTTCTCCAAAATAGTTAGAGTGTCTTCATGCTCAAGTTCTATGTCATCATCATCATCAACTTCTGTAGAAAAGTCTTCAATAATTTTAAGATCTAATGCAACATCTTGTAAAGAATTAATAAGATAATCAAACTCAGTATAATCTGTTTTATTTTCTACAACAACTTTTACTACAGTATCTTTATATTTTTCAACATCTATATTATAATATTCATTTTTAGTGTCATCATAAAATATTTTATGAAACATTTCGTAAGGATTTTTAATATGCTGTAACTTTAGAGTTTCAGTATCAAAGATATTAAATCCACGTTCATCAGCATAATCATTCCAATACATCTGATAGGGATTACCAATATATTGGAAGTTTCCTTTCTTACTTCTAGTATGATAATGACCCGACATCACCATCTTAAATTTAGAAAACTCGGAAACCTGCCTACCATGATTAGCAACGTAGGTAGGATTAGTTTTAAATCCTTCCATCTCCAGGTGTCCTAAGACAACCTCTGCCTCAGTTTCCCTCATAAGATTTACTGTTTGTTCTTCATTTTGATCGCAGATCCAAGGAAGATAAACCATCTTACGACCACCAACAGTAACCTCAGAAGGTCCAGTATAGACACGGAGATTATCATACTCCTGTAGAAGGCACTCCAAAGAATTAATCTCTAGAGTGTTCTTATAGAAAGCATCATGATTACCGACCATCATATCAACAGTCACCCCCAGATCCTGCAAAGGATTGAAGATGTTTTTCCTAGACCAGTCAAGACTCCAGAAATCAATGTTGCGACGAATATCAAACACATCACCCAGATGGATGACATGCTTAATTTTTTTCTTCTTTAATGTTGGGAAGAAAATATCATTATAGAATTTAAGAAAAAAATCATGATAATCTTGATTACCTTTCTTAAATCCGTAGTGGGTATCAGTAATCAGGGCAACTTTCATTTTCTAGTTTTTTGCTCAATGTTTTGTTTGATACTATTATATTCTGAGGAGGAGTAATTTAATTCATTCTTATCAGCGTGGAGTACTTCATCGTATCCAGAACGCTCAAGAATTTTGCTTTTAATTTCTAGTTGCTTCTTTTCTTTTTGAATTCTTCTCAAGAATGCATAGTAAATAATTTGAGTAAAGTATGCAAAAGGATTGCCACGATTGGGATCAAAGTTATCAATGTACTGAACACAGTTCTCAATACCATCACTAATCATGTCCTCACGGAAAGGATAGTTGATGAAGTTAGGACGGTAAGACAGATGCTGTGCGATCTTCAAGAAGCACTCACCGATATAATTTGGTATCCTAGGGCGAGTGGTCTCTTCTGTCAAGGCTTTTTTTACAAAGTATTTGTAATCAGAGAGTGCCCTCAAGAACTCTTTATTATCTACATAATGTTCTGGTTTCTTTTTGGATCTCATTTTGGTTCATCTTCCATAAGTTATTGTACCAACATTATAACATATGTAAGAGGGCTTGACAAGATTGGATTTGATCTGTAGAATAACTCTGTAAGGGTTCAAAGGAAGTAATAGCTTTAAGTTAATAAGTATCAAATAAATTCTCAAAAAATATTCTAGCATCTTCTACAGATGCTCTGTATCCTTTGTATTTTTTTCTATTTAATTTTTTAGCAATTTGTTCCTTAGCTTTTTCGTTTATTTGAACAACTGCTTTTTTATAATGACTTAATCCTGGTTCTAGTAATTCATTAACTGTTATTATTTTAGTATCAGTTATAAAGAAGATATTGTCTGTTGATGATTTAATCCATTTAGATAATCTTAATCCTGTTATTTTAATATTGTCTCCTAACAAATCGTGTAGATCACTCATGTCCTCTAATATTAATGGGTTCTTAATTAATAAACCTTCTTCATGGACTTCAACTAAACCAACAATTTCTTCTCCAGTCATTAATTTTATTGTGCCGAAGAATTTATCGTTCATCTTTTAATATTTACTGGGATAATTTCATAATTAAATTGCTCTTCATTGTAAATTTTAATTCTTTCTTTGAGGTGATTGAGAGTATAGTTATTGTAACTACCTTTAGAAAAATCATCAGCAATGTCATAAAGCACTGCCTGAGCTTTGTTGTCTCCTTTGCGAAGGACTCTACCAATAGATTGTAGATTCCTAATTCTTGATTTGCTAGGTGAAGCAAAAACAATATTATGTAGATTTTTAATATTGATACCAGTAGAGAAGGTTCCGTAGGAAGCAATGATAACGCAGTTATCATTTACCTCTGCTAACTGTCTGATGTTCTCACGTTCAGATGCTTCCACACCACCATGAACAAAGAAAACTTTCTTGGTATCTCCGATACTATTATTTATCATATCAAAAAGTGGTTCACCATGCTTCTCCACATAATTGAATAGAACTAATGTGTTACCACTTAGGTCACCCACAAGATTTTTAATAAACACATTACGTTTATCATGTGTTACAATGTATTCCATTTCATCTTGGTATGTTTCAAACTTATATGATTCGTGCCTCAGAGCAAGGATTTTAATCTTTAGTTGTGAGAGTTGATCTCGCTTCATAAGATCAGCAGTACTAGTAACCCGATCAGATAATCCGAACAGACCTTCCAAAACCAGACGGTGAGTTTTTGTTCCGTCCAGTGTGCCTGTGAATCCGATACGATATTTTGCTTCATGGAGTTTTGTCATAATACTTGTTAAAGACTTTGCCTTAAACGTATGGCACTCGTCTCCGATCACAGCAGTATATGAATCAAAATACTTTTTAGGTAGTTTGTAGATAGACTGCCATGTTGTGATAACTACAGGTGCAGTTGACATTTTTGCTTCACCAGCATATACTTGGTGGCAATAATCTTCTGCATTCCAACCATAGTTTTCAAAATCTTTATACAACTGTGTTACAAGTGAAATACTCGGAACAATAATTAATGTCTTAAGATTAGCAGCAGTAAAATATCTAACCAAAGAATATATCATAAAAGATTTGCCCGACCCTGTAGGAGAAACAATGATCTTCCTATACATTTTTAATGCTTTGAATACAGCATTATATTGATAGTCTCTGGGTTTAATCTCTGTACCTTCAGTAAGGTAATCCAAATATTCTTTTACAGTCTCTGGCAAAATATACGGATCTCGTTCAATAACCTTACCGTAATATTCATTATCTTGATAAGAATAAGTATAGTCTCTTTCCTCTGCCCACTCTATCAAATAATGTAATAACCCAATATAAAGTTGACCATTACCAGGAGAGAACAATCTAATTTTACCGTCCCAATATTTTTTCTTATACTGAGGCATGAACTTTGCATCAGGTACTTCAAATGTAAAGTACTCTGATAACTCCATACTTATGTGTGCTTCACATTCAAGTTCTAAGTATACTTCGTTTCTTTTCCTGATAACAATGTCAGACATTACCTAATTCCTTCAATAAATGATTTCCACTCAATAGCATTTTTTATTTGGAATGACCGATTATTAATCATCCTGATTACACTCTCAAGGTATTCAATGATGATGTCATACATATCAATCTTCATCTGTAAGTCTTTGACTTGAGAATCTGATTCAATATACATTGGTAGATCTGACTTGAGTACTTTCAGATCAAACGGTTCTTCTTTGTAATCTTCCTCGGATCCTCGTCCCGCATAGTATTCAAACTTGCGTCTGTTAAGTTGTTTGAGGTCCAGTACTGCTAATTTCTTTTTGAATTTGTAGTCTGAAAAAAAATTTAAATATTTTGAATGTAGTGTGGGAATATTAAGTGCAGCGGTATCAAGTTCAACAGGATCAATTTTTGAATCCTGTTCCCACATCGCCTGAATTTCTTCAAAGGTCATTAACTAATCACATTTCCATCATACTTAATTCTATATATGGTATATTTAAAGGTGACATTTGCAGTCAGGTACTGAACTCCTTGCTCAGTTGCATCAAATGCTACAGATGTTAATGCAGTAGGCCATGCATTCTCAAACTCAATTTGAATATTTGAATTAAAGTTACTATTTAAAATTTCTAAAGAAATATTTCCTTCTATTGGATCTTTGTCAGTATCAAATTTTTCTGCAAGACCAGTCTTTGCAATCCATTTATGTATTGATACATAATTTGTCATGTCCTCATCAATCAAAAACTTGACACTAAGGTCTTCATACTCTGTCTCAGTTCCAGCGATAGGAATGTCCCTAAATGGTGTGGTGACATTAATCTCAGGAATTCTTATGCCAGGGATGTTTGCTGACTGACATAAGAATGCCACCTTAGGAAATTTTTCAATTGATAATTTGAAACCTTGTGGCGCTAGGTAGTTAAGATTATCAATCTTATCTTCTAACCAATTTGCCTGGGTCATCGTTAAAAATACTTTCAAATATTTAGATAAAAAAAGACCCCTTTCGGGGTCGGTAATTAAATAAGAATTCGTTTACATATTCGTTTACATTTATGTTGATCTAAAGAATCACATTCTACTAAACATTCGTAGTAGTCATTTAATTTTTCGTTTTCTAAACGTAATCCATCCACAGTATCATCAAAATGTCGCCACTCATTTAACTGAGATCGGGATAAAAGATTGTGCATTGAGTCACCTCTAACATTTAACTCATAACCAAAAAGTAGGGGTCATGTGTACCTAACAATTCTACTACTATGTATATAAAAATGTTCATTTCAGCACAATTAAGAAATAAAAATTTAT